CATCTACTGCCATATGATTAAAAACAACGTTGGCAATTTCAAACAATCCATTTTCTTTAACAAAAATAATGTTAGGATTTTTTATAACATTGAGAATTGGACTTATGGCATCGACACGATGCATATTATTCAAATTCATATCATGATTACCTAGTATCACTACGGTTGGAATCATAAACCCATCGAAAAATTCAACTAACATATCAATTAGTTCCGGAGACATATCCAATTTGCTATGAACAATATCTCCGGTAACTACAGCAATACTATTATCAGTAGCGTGTTGTGCTATGTAGTTAAACATGTTTTGAAACACTTCTCGATATTCTCGGTGTCGTTTCAATGTTCGTATATGTACGTCAGAAATGTGATAAATTTTATCAATCCATTTTAATCCAACATCATAATGTTTTATGTCCATATAAGTCCCATTTTTAATTGCATCAATCTTTCAAACGATAAAACATCTGTATTTTCGATGATTTTTGTTATGCGTTCAAATCCTAATTCTGATGCATCTAAATCTTGTAATTCAACAAAATATACATTTAATCCTTCTGCCATAAATCGTTCCGCAATACTAATTGCATTCTTCAATGCATCGGCATCCAAACAAATATAAATGTCTCGTACTCGTTCTTGTATAATTTTCTTTTGTAATGTAGGTTGTATTATTTTTCCAAATAATGGTATTGCATTTCTTTTAATTGCAATTGCATCAAATGAACCTTCACATAACACTATCGGCTGTGACCAATTAATTGTTAAATCAAAACCAATAATGTCTTTAGATACTTTAGGATTTTTATGTTTTTGCGTATCTGCCTTATAAAAAGCACGACTTACAAAATAATTTAATTGTCCTTCAGAATCGTAACTAGGTATGATTATCTTACCGGCATATTCTCCAGCTTCGCAATACCCAATACGATATTTAACGATATCAAAAACAGTAACGTTGCGATTGTTTAAATAATGTATTGCGTTTTTATAATCTGGAGTATTTTTTTTAATCCATAACGGTTTGTAGTCTGTAGGTAATTGTACGACATCTGGTTTAGATACGGTAACTGTAGTTTGTCGGTATTTTGTAGATTCAATTATCCGTTCCAATTGTTCGAAACGTTCTTTAGGAAGATTTAATTGTTTGAATAACGACGCAATGCTACGTCCTTTTTTATCAGATATCCAACAGTGCCATGGATTTTCTCCGTTAGAATTTGTGTGAATATCAATTTCTAATTTTGGTTTATAGTGAGAAACAAACGGAGAAAAGAATGCGATATTATTACCAGAAGTAGATTTACCTTTACCTAGAATTGATTCTAGTAATTGTAATAATTTAATATTCTTCACTAATATAATATAATTAAAATACTGTATTAATCCAATTATTTATATTAATATAATATAATTAATAATATTGGTTAGACACATACATTACATTTCTGGTCTAACGATCGATTCAATACTGAATCAATCATTAATTAATATGAAACATTAATTTCATTGAATGTATTAAAAATTTTTCACATTTCAAATCTTTACGCAAAAAATTTCTTAACATCGATAATATCTTCCCCGTCGCGCAAACATTCTGCAAACCATTCTGCAGGAATTTCTTTTTTTGCAACGTGTTTAATTCCCAATTTTACAGCGTACGCTTCATATGTAGTTTGACTTCCTTTAGATATTTTTTGAGTAGGAGTCTGAAATACCATACGAATATCAATTCCAGGATTTGATGCTAATACATGTTTCATTTTTAAACGATCTGCACTAGTCCATCGTCCTTTAGTTTCAATAAACATTAATTCTCCAGTTCTTTTAACAAAAACAAAATCCGGTGTATATTTTGCTTTGCGTTCTGGTACTATATAATTTAATGTTTCAGTTTCATATTTCAAAGGATATTCTGCTGTTTTTATTTGTTCAGCTACAGTATGTTCTAATCCTGATTTGTAACCGTATTTATATGCTGCAGCTCGTTTCGAACTACCGGCGCTGTGCCAATGATTTTTTGCCATAACTAATTAGTATTATTTATTAGATTTTTTTGTTTTAATTGATTTTAATATCGTATTAAATTGATCTAATGTAATTTCTTTTTTTCTATACGGAACTTTTACGGTAGCGCCGGGTTGTAAATTCCCGTCTCTGAGTAACCCAGAGAATTCATAATCTTTAAATTTAGAATCTTCACTGTATAATGGCCAGTTAGTTAAATAACCAGTAACTAATGCAAATGTAGTTTCATTTATTTTTTTAATAGACCCTTCGTAATTATTAACTGAACTTGCAAATATTCGGCCGGCAATTTGTTTTGAAGTTTTTCCTTTATACAGTTTTACTTTGTATTTTATAGCATCATCCGCATTAAATTCCGTTTTAGTTGTATTGTAATCAATAATACAGTTTCTCGATTCCCCATCAGCTGTCAGTACTGAAATAACAACATCGGATATACGATTTAATGACGAATCAGTTTTTTCAGTATCATCATATTGTTTTCCTAAAACTCCCGAAGTACTGGTATTAGTAACATTTAATTCCGCAGATGATAACGGTTCTATTATTTGATTAGAATATTGAAAATCTGGAGATGCAATGCCTTTATTAATTTTTTTCAATTTATTGTACCACGTTTCATATGTTTTTAATCCAGCTGTATCAAATTTAATATCTAAAAATCTTAATAAAAACGGACCCCATAATTTTAATGTGGAAAAAAATGCAATATCAGTTTGTCCTATTTTTGCATCTCCAATAGATACTGTAGGCAACCAACGCGTTATCTTATCAGTTTCTTGATTCGTAGTTACATTTTTTGAAGTTTGCGAAGCAGTTGCGTTTGCGTTAGAATTATTTGTTTGTATAAATGGTTTACTAATTATCATTGCTAAATAATTAGTTTCGAATATCCATATTCGATATTTATCAACACGTTCTGATGGTCGAAATTCATAACTAGCTATTCCAAAATATCCTTCGCTATTTAACATGGTATAATATTTTTGAACGTTATCTTTCATCCATTTGTCAATGTAATTAAATACATTTCCTGTAGTTAATTCTTTTTTTAATAGCGGATCCGTAAGTTTGCCTACTTTTACATCAAACCCTAATACTGCACCAGCTTCTTGATAATCTATTGCATCTTGTCCGCCTAATATAGTAATTTTTATTGGTACTGTAGGGATTGACTTGGTTTTTTTATCGTTAGCAGTCGAGTCGGAATCATCTTCAAACAACGCACGTTTAATAATATATTCTAATAAATTTCGTTTCATATAATATAAATATCACCAATCTACTAATACTAAATTTCCGTTCCACATCATTACATTTTCCGATCTAAAATCTAAATCTAGATCAAATTCCGGAATACCTAATTTATCTACATCCGTTTTTAATGCATTTAAAAAATTATCAATCGATGGATCAATTGAATCCGTTTCTCGAATAAAATCAAAAATAGAAACTTCTCCGCCTTCGCCTCGGGCAAAAACGGCATAATCTTGCATAAATAAATCTATAGCTTTTTTAATACGTATTGGCAATTCTGATGCATTTGCCATGATATACATGTTTTTTCCGTCTACATAATAAACCGGTATAAAAGTTGTAAACTGTGTATATTTATCAACAATTACATTTGCTACTTCATATTCGTCTCGTTCTTTAGTAATTTTAAAGACTTTGTCTTCGCCATCAATTTCATAAACACGACCATTATCTCCAGCACCGATTAGCCGAAACTGTTTGTCTTGTATTTTTTTCAAACAACGTTGTAAATCTGAATCAGATAATTCGCGAAGTAAATGTTTTAAACGTATCATCGATATCCTGGTAAAATGTTTTTGTCAATATCTAATCTTATAAAGAAATTCATATCAACATCATCTCGTTTTTTAATAGGTTGTGCTAATTTAGCAATTGCCAATAATTGACCGTAATCATCATATAATCCTATAGTAGTTATATAAGGAGCAAATGCGCTGGAACTAGCAAATGTTTGATATGTAACATCATCATCTAATGTTAAACTAGGATTCAATGATAAATTAAAATCTCCCGCATCAATTTTAGTTACAACGCCTAATTCATACATTGATAACGTACTACGATAACTAGCAGTATAAGGTGCATTTAAAATATTATTATATCGATAGTCTGGACTAGATATAACAGCCATTCCTTGTTTTGAAAAAACGTTACCTACTTTATTTGTTTGTAACATTGTGCCGCCTTCAGTTCTATCTTTTAAATAACTAATTTCTGTAGAAGTTAATGCTTTATTATAAATTCGTATCTCATCTAAACATCCTTGCAAGTTAGCCGATGTAGTAGAATATCCTCCAATAAATAATGGATGCATATTATCTATTCTGGCAGATGCGGTTAACGGGGAATTAGGATTTGTTAATAAACTGCTATTAGCAGAAGATTGTAAAACTCCATTAACATATAATTGTATATTACTTCCCGATTTCTGACAAACAACATGATGCCAAGATGCGGTAACAAATGTAGAAGATGTTATTTGAGTTGTAAATGTAGTACTGCCAGCTACTGAAAAAATTAATCGATTGCTTCCACTTAATTCTACGCGAAATGGATATGTTGGGGCATTACTGCTAGAAGCTTTCGTTAATATTAATTCATTATTAACAGTAGAATTAGCACCAGATATAAAAAATGAAATACTATAATCTGTATTTCTATTAAAGTTTCCAATTAAATTATCTTGTATGTAACCATTTCCAGAAAATTTAGCAGCTAATCCAATTGGAGATGTAGCTCCGTTTGTAGTAGTAACTCCATTAATGTAATTTACATTTTGAGAAACGTACTTAATTCTAGATGCATCAAAATATTCATTAAATCCTTCATAATATCGTGTATTTGATATAATAGATGCTGTATTAAACGCAGTTTCTATTACATTTCCATAAATATCTGAACTTAAATTAACACTGCCAGTAAATTGAAATGATCCAGGTTTTATTCCTTCGCCTACGCGTATATTAGGTATCGATAAAATTGAAGCAGTTTGATATAAATATTTTAGAGTTTTATTAAAATCGGTTGGACCAAACGTATTAAATGGTTGTAATTTATTTTTATAGAACAAATGATTTATTGAAAAATATGTAATAGATTTTAAACTACCATCAATGTTTGATGAACTGTTATATGTAATATCCGATTCTAATGCGGGAAGTGTATTTGGATTAGAATAGATTCCAATTAACGGCAAACAACTAGATGTTGCACT